TTGCCATATTATCTAATACCTTTTTTAATATTTCTATATTTATATTAATTTTTAATTTAATTATATAATCAAAGTGTCGTGTTTAAAATATTTCCCAATCAACTTCTATTTGAAGTTCATTAGTTCCATCAAAAGAGACTGCTCCAAATCCTTCTCTGTGCCATAAACTTCCAGCTAAATCGGCTCCAGTAGTAAAAACACCATATTCAGTTAAATCTAAACCACTTGATTGAACACTATTCCAATCAGCTTTAAAATTTACAACTTGAGCTCCACTATAGTTTATATCTCCTGTAAATCCCATTCTATCCCATTCTGTTTGTAAAATAATATCACCAACTACTGCTGTTCCGCTTCCACTTCCTACAGCTACCCAGCCCGGTGTATTAACATTACTTCCAATTCTTATAGCTAATCTTTCTTTTCCGTATGTAGTTATTCCCATTTTAAACCTCCATATTATTTAATTATTACCAAGTCCCTCCAGATCTTACTGTAATAAAGGGACCTTTACTATTGCCTAAATAATTTTGAGTTGCTGTATGACTTCCAAGTCTTCCTAAGTTTGGATGACCTAAAATAAATGAACTGCCAAGATTTTGAACTTCTTTGACATACCAATCCTTTACTCTGAATCCAAACGAACCGGTTACAAATTCTGCTCTAGTATAGATATCTTCTCCAATATCTTGTCCTTGTAATTTTTTAATATCTAATATCATTTGTTTAATAGTATCAACAATATCTACTTCTCTTTTACTCACATTAACAGTCATTGTTGTATTTGAAAAATTTTGAGATGGTGTAAATTTATTTGAAACACTAATTACATTATATGTTGAATCTATATTTTCTTTTGGTAATGTAACAGTTACTCTATCTCCGGGATTTACATCCTCCCATTCACTTAAATATAATTTACCAGCGGTATAAGGAGTATCATGCTCATCTAAAAATGCATCTCTAATTTCTTCTGCCATTGCTACACTGTTTATTTCATTATCAACAATAACTTTTTCTTTTTCTCCATACTGATTAATACTTCCCCTATTTTGTTTATATCTGATAATTCTTCTTTCTCTAGAATAGTCAACGATAATACTTCCGTTTCCATTGGCTGGAATATTATCTCCACACAATGTTCCAGAAGTAAGAACTATTAAACTATTATCATAATCTACTAAATATTGAACTCCTTTTGGGGGGTCTTGAGTCATTTCAAATATTCCTCCACCGTATTCAGAACCATTTACTCCTACTTTTGTATTTTTAGGTTTATAAACCAAAGTATATTCACTACCACCATTTGGAATAAATTCTTCTGGAGCGGTTCTAATTAATTGATTGTCTCCATAAACCCATACTTTATTAAATACCCAATCTTTATTTAAAGTAAAATCTGATTTAGTAATATTATCGCTATTAAATGTAATACCAGGTTCACTTGTTTTTGTTTTTTCTTGAAAATGTAAATCTTTTGTTTCATCCACCCACCAAATACTTTTAGTTAAATCTGCTAAACTATTTAAAGCATCAAAAGCAGAAGAGTGTGAAAATCTCATTGAACTTATTATTTTAGATGGAGAACCAACATTAATTGTAGTAATATCACTAACATATTTCGGAACAAAATCGTTAATAATAGATCCAGCAGTATAGTTAGTATAAACTTCTGGAGGAATAGTAATATCTTTTAATCTAGTAGAATAGTCTTTTCCTGTTACTTTTATTTTTTCTTTTCTACCATTACCACCAAACTTTATTTTTTCTATTAATCCTAAAAAATAGACATCAGTTGGATTTACTTCTGAACCAACATGAACAACAATTTCATCTCCAATTTCAAATGTATCAGAGTTTCTTCCATTTATATTATTAATATCTAAACCAAAAGTAGAAACTTGATTGTTTTCACCAGTAGATTTTTTAATAGTTAAATCTTTTATATCTGATATTAACGGGTATGGTGATCCATCTCTGGTGTCATTCCCAACATAGATTTTTTGATATATTGACATTTTAATATGAAATTGAGCTATCTAAAGTTTCTTGAAATGAAGAAGATATATCGTCTGAATCAACACCAGAAATACTATCTATATTGATATTAAAAATATTTCCTTGTCCTGATTTTATGTTTTCAAATTCTTCTCCAACAAACTCTCTTGTATTTTTAAATGTAAAACCACCCAAAGTATCTTTTCCAAGTTGAATGTATTCATCTTTTAATCCAGATAATTCAGATTTAAGAGATGCAACTTTATCTGTAGCTCTAGTAATAGAAACAGTATCTAATGTTGGTAATGATATTTTACCTTTTGATAATCTTTCTATACTTCTTAAAAAACTATTAATCATTTTTACTACTTTGTTAATTGCATTTTCAATAAAACCAATAATAGCATCCCAAACAGTTAATACATATAATTGAACTGCTTTCCATGCAATTTGCCATTGTAAAGGAATTGCTCTTAACCAATTTTTAATTAATTCAAATACAGCAATAATAGTGTCTAATGCTATTGCCATAATAAATTTAAAGGCTTTGATTAGAGGTCCCATTAATAATTTAATTAAAATAACTAATACTTTAATAATTGGATTTAATAAATCTAAGATTGGACCTAACACTTCTAAAATGACTACAACAGCTTCTATTGCAACTTCACTAAATGCCATTCGTAAGTCTAATAACATATCTACTAAAGGCATTAAAGCTTCTGCAAGTTGTAATATTTTTTCTACTAATGGTAATAATGCCGGTAGTAATTTTTGAGCAAGAATTTTCCACCAATCATCCATATAATCTATAAGTTTTTCTATAAATGGAATTAAGAAAGCTAATAATGCATCTGCTATTTCCAAAATGGGGGTTATCATTTCTAGTAATGGAGGTAATAATTTATCTAAAACAATTACTCCTAACTCTAATAATCTTCCAATTAATTTTGTGATAACTGGTATTAATTTCCCTTTAAATAATGGTTCTAATCTTTCAAATGCTTTCTTTAAAAATACTCCCACTATTTTAATTAATGGTTCTAATGCTGGAAGTAATTGTCCAGTAATCATATTAACTAAGGTAATAAGTGGTTCTGATAATGCTCCACCCAATCCTATTTTTAAATCTTCAAAAGAATTTTTTAAATCTACAAAAGTGGTTTTTACTGTTCCGCTCATATCTTCAAACTGTTTTTGAGATAATCCGGCTGAATTTCCTAATATTTCTATAGAATCTGCAACATCATCTGCAGCTTGTCCCAACGCTGGTAATACACCTTTTAATGCTCTAACATTTGGAAATAATTTTCCCATTGCTTCAATATCTCCATCAACACTATCTTTTAATGCGTTCATTGAACCCATAAGACCCAGTTCGTCTAACATTGCTTGAGAACTTGCGTATCCTAGTTCTTTAATAGTACTACTCATTTCAGTAGAAGGTTTAATAAAACTTCTAACAACAGCTCCTAATGCTGTTCCTGCTTCATCTGCGCTGGCCATAACTTTAGTTAAACCAGCAAAAGTTCCTAATGTCTCATCCAATGATAGACCCAATTCTCCTGCTAATGCTGCTACATTTGGAAACGCATAAGCTAATTCTTCCATAGTAGTTTGTCCAGCTTTTACAGTACCAGCGAATTTATCAAACACCATTTCAGAATCTTTAGCTTCTAATCCAAATGAAGCTATTGTTTTAGTACCAGCTGCGATAACAGATGATAATTCTGCGCTACCTCCAACAGAAGCTTTTGTTGCTGCTGTTAAGAATTCTGTAGCTTCTGTAGTATCTGTAATACCAGCAGAAATAGTTTGATACAAACCTGCTGTTGTTTCCGCTACTCCTCCAGCAATATGCATCTCTTTTGTTAATTTTCTAACAGTATTACCATAAGTATCTATAGCACTTTCTCCAGACTCCATTAAAGTCTGAACTTTCATCATACCTTCTTCATAACTAGCGAAGGATTTAACAGAGCTAATAGCGAATGCAGCTACAGCTACTCCTGCTATGACTAATCCAGCAGCAACAGCTTTACCTGCTCCTACTGCAAATGCACTAAATCCTTTAAGTTGAGTTTTTGCACGATTTAATGTTCCGCTAAACTGATCTATTGCTTTAATAAAAATAGCAACGGTTGCTCCGCCAGCAATTCCACCGGTTAATCCACTCATTGCCATTTATCTTTTTCTCCTAGCGGCTTTTTTATTAGCTCTTTTCATCTCATTATTCCTCTTTATTATGTACAACTGTAAATAATTCCATTCTTGAAGAGTCAGTTGTTTTATTTCACTCAAAGATAACCCCAGATTTTCTGAAATATTAAAATACGAAAAGTATTTTTTCTGTTCAGCGGGTATTCCCTGAGTTAAGTAAAATCCTTTGGTTTTTCGCCTAATCCATTCAAGTCATTAAACTCTTGAATCAGTTTTGTAGCATCTTTAAAAGGCATATTTCTAAGTTGTTCAAGTTCAATTTTAGGTTCGACTATACTTAACAGTATAAGGTTCTCCATTTGTTCTTTTTTACTTAGACCTTCTTGAGTAGATGCTGACATAACAGTATCAAAAGTTAATTCCTTTAACTTATAGTTTACTCCATCAAGTTCTATAGTGGTTTCTTTCATTTTTACCT